GCCTACTGAAAAACTATTAACAACATTCACTGATACATCTGCCGTCACTACAGACCAAATAGGCTCTTTACAAGCTATTACAGATTTATTTGCACGATCTATTTCTGGTGGTTTAGGCCTTGAAGATTTAAACAGATTAGCTGATCGTGGTGTGCCTGTATTTAAAATACTTGAGGAACAATTAGGATTAACAAGATTAGAAGTTTCTAAATTTGGTCAAACTGCAAAAGGTGCTGATACTATTAGAAGGGCATTAGTCAGAGGTCTTGATAAGTCATTTGGTGGTGCTACCGCTGAAAGAGTTAAAAACCTATCCACTCAAATGTCTAACTTGGGTATTGCATTTACCAATGCTCAAGACATTCTTGGTCAAGGGTTATCTAAAGAATTAGGAACTGCGATAGATAATGTAACTGATTTTATAAACATTAATGAAGAACTTATTACACAATTAGGTGAGGGATTAGGTAGAGGAATTAACGCAGGTATAAAGGGTGTAGGAAATTTAGTAGAAAATTTTGATCTTCTTAAAGAAATATTAATAGCAATCGTTGGGTTAAAAGTAGCAATAGTAATTGCTCAAATAACTACAAGTGTAAAAGGCCTATCAAGTGCTATGGCTATATTAAATGGTGTTATAGCGAGAAACCCAATATTTATAATTGGTGGTACTGCGATTACTGCTCTTGCTTTATTTGGTGATAAACTAAGTGCATTAAAAGGGGAATTGAAAGATACACAAATAGAAATAGACGGCAATACAACATCATTAAATGAATTTAAAAATACAATAAAAGAATTAGACGTTGAGCAACAAATTATATCATTTGAAAAATTAAAAAGTGCACTCAGATTACAAATAGTTGAACAACAAGATTTAGTAAGTGTTTTAGAAGATGAAGGTGTTATTAGAAGAAATGGCTTAGATATAATTTTAGAAGAAACAGATGTGTTAAGAGATCTAAGTCATGAAAATAAATTATTATTTGATTTGCTAACGCAACAATCTTATGTAGAAGGACAACTAAGAAAATTAAGAGAAAACTTAACTACTTCGACAGACGAAAATAGTGATGCCGTAGATGAAAATTCAGACGCACTACAAAATAATATTAACAAACAAAAACAATCAATAGACTTAATTAAGAAAACATTAGATGCCCGTAAACAATTTGAAACAGAAACAATGGCTAAAATTAGAGAATTTGATCCTGCTAGAGCAGAGATTGAGGCCGAAGCCAATAAACAAGCAGAATTAGAAAAACTTAGAAATGACGGATATATATCAGAACAGAAATATAAAGTTCTAAGCGAAGATTTAGCAACACAATCAAACACAAGATTATACGAATTATTTAAACAAGGTAAGCTAGATGAATTAGACTTTGCTCGTATTAGTGAAGATACAAAACAATCTATTTTAGTAAGTTCTGCAAGGGATATCTTAACTCAGTTATCTTCAACAAATAAAAAAGCATTTCAAATTTACAAAGCGTTTGCTATGGGTGAAGCAATTATTTCTACATATCAAGGTGTGGCTAAAGGATTGGCAAAGGGTTTCCCATTAGGTTATATCGAGGCAGGTATTACCCTCGCTAAAGGTATGGCACAAGTAAATGCGATTAAATCTCAACAATTCCAAGGTAGGGCATTGGGTGGCCCTGTGGCAGAAAATAAACCTTACATGGTAGGTGAACAAGGGCCTGAAATCATGATACCTAATCAAAATGGTAGAATTATCCCTAATAAAGAATTAGGTGGTCAAACTGTCGTTAATGTAAATATTTTAGCTAATGATACACAAGGGTTTGATGAGTTATTAATTAAACGTAGAAGTACAATTGTTAATGTGATAAATGATGCTTTGAATAGTCAAGGTAAGGAAGCGTTAATTTAATGAGTGGTACATACCCAACAACACCAGAGTTTAAATCAATAGGATTTAGTTCTGATCAAAAGACAATAACTTCAACTACTGATAGTGGTAAGATGTTTGCCGTACAAGTGGACGGACAAAGGTTTAAATTTTCAGCTTCTTACCCACCAATGAATAGAAGTGAGTTTGCACCCGTCCTTGCTTTTGTAATGAAACAAAGATCACAAAAAGAGACATTTCAAATAGCCTTACCAGATTTAAAAGATGCCAAAGGTAATGTGTCTGGAACATTAACTGTTAGTGGGAGCCATTCAGCAGGTGATACCACCATTGATATAACAGGGATAACAGGCACATTAAAGGCAGGTGATTTTGTCAAGTTTGGTCATAATAAGGTTTATATGGTTGTTGATGACGCAACTGGTGATGTTTCAAATAATGCAACAATTACTATTGAGCCACCATTGAGGACTGCATTATCTGATTCAGAAAGTGTCACTTATGACGGGGTACAATTCACAGTTAGATTAACAAATGATGTTCAACAATTTAATACAGAGGATTTAGACTTATATAGATTTGAAGTTGATTTCATAGAGGCCCTATAATGGCAAGAGGATTATCCACTGAATTAAAGAATGAATTAGCAAATCAAACTATCAAGCCTATTCTATTAGTTGAAATACTATTCCCAACCCCCCAAAGAATAACCAATCATTACAAAGACATAAGTCACAACTCTAATACCTATTCTGCTAGTGGTCATCTACTATCAATTACAAATAAATCAGAAAATGCAAATTTAGATGTATCTAATTTTACAGTAAATTTATCAGCAGTAGATAGTGCATTTACATCAATTATCCTTAACAACAATGTTAGTAATGATGAAGTAGCAATAGATATTGGGTTATTAAATTCATCAGATACTTTGATTGATACTTATACATACGATAAGGGGTTTATAGAAAGTTTTAGAATTGATACCACTAGTGGCACAATAGCATTAATTTGTACATCACACTTTTCTGACTTTAGCAGAATTGCAGGTAGAAAAACAAACGAAGGAAGCCAACAACGATTTTTCCCAGATGATCGTGGTATGGAGTTTGCAGGATTAACAGTACAAGATATCAAATGGGGCAGGGCTTGATAGATGAAGTAATTGATTTTTTTCAATTATTTAAAGAATACAAACACTACACTAAAGACGAAATCCATTATCATTTAAAGCCTAGTTTCTCATTAAATCAGTATAAAATTTTTAAAGATGACAAAATATATGGTTTTGTAAATTGGGCGTTTCTTAATGAAGTGCAAAAAACTAAGTTTATGAATCATGCCATTATAGACCAAACTAATTGGAATTGTGGTAATAATCTTTGTTTTGCAAATTTTGTATGTGGTAAAAATATACGAGATATGATTAATTGGTGTAAAGAACATTTTGGTAATGAACTAAAATATGATAATGCAGTATGGGTAAAAGCATTTAAAAATAACAAAATAATAAGGGTTAATAACAAATGGCAGAGATAATAAAACCAATACAACAAATTATACAAACTGTTGTTTCTTGGTTTATAGATATACCCGAAATCCCTGATACTCCTGATGTAGAAGAAATTAGGGGTACACTACTTAATAAACAATCAAACAATGCACAAATCCCTGTTATTTATGGTGAGCGATTAGTTGGAGGTACTCGCTGTTTTATTGAAACGAGTGGGACTGACAATACCTATCTCTATATGGCTTTGGTCATAGGTGAGGGTGAGATCAACGCAATTACAGAAATTCAAGTTAATGATACTGTAGTGACATTTAATGGTGGCTTTTCTAGTGGTACTGAAATTACTTCTGATGATAGTAATTATGGAACAAGTATTAAAGCACAACCTTTTTATGGTGCAGATAATCAATCAGCTTCAAGTTTATTATCAACTTTAGATAATTGGACTAGCAATCACAAATTATCGGGATTGGCCTATGTTGCATTCAGATTTACATGGGACGCTGACAAATATACAAATATTCCTAATATCAAGGTTAAGGTACAAGGGCGTAAAGTTTCTACATTTGATAGTAATGGTAATGAAACAACAGGTGTCTATTCTACAAATCCTGTATGGTGCTTAGTAGATTTTTTAAGAAATGAAAGATACGGCAAAGGTATTGCTGATAGCGATTTAGATATACCTAGTTTTTATACTGCAAGCCAAATTGCAGAAACACAAGTCACCCCATATTCTGGTGCTAGTGATATTAATTTATTTGATTGCAACGCAGTTATTAACACTAACAAAAAGATTATTGATAATGTCAAAGTATTCCTCAAAGGCATGCGAGGATTAATGCCTTATGTGCAAGGTAAATTTAAACTATTAATCGAAACAACAGGTACGGCTACATTCAGTCTTAATGAAGATAATATTATTGGTGGTATTAAATTAGAGAGTGAACGCAAGAACGACAAATACAATAGAGTGATCGTGAATTATGTAAACCCAGAGAAAAATTATCAATCAGACGCAGTTGTATATCCCGAAACAGATTCAGAACACCAAACCTATAAAACTGCAGATGGGGGTTTTTTACAAGAAGGCAATATAACACTAGATACAATTATATCACCATATCAAGCATTAGAGTTTGGTAAGATTGTTCTTAACAGAAGTAGAAATAATTTAAAACTAGGGATAACTGTCAATTATGAAGGATTGGATTTAGCCATTGGTGATATTGTCAATGTTTCTTCTACTATCCTAGGAATGGTTAATAAGCCATTTAGAGTTAGTGGTATGACATTAAATGCAAATTTTACTGCTAGTCTATCTTTACAAGAGCACCAAGACAGTTGGTACACCTTTGATGAGAAAACAATCGTACCTGTAATTTCTGATACTAATTTTCCAGACCCATTTACAGTGCAACCTCCGTCAGCAATTACACTTGATGATGAACTTATCCAATACAATGACGGAACAGTTATTGTTGCCATGAATATTACGATTGGTGCTTCACCAGACCAATTTGTTAGAGAATACCAAGTAGAATATAAAAGAACTGCAGATACCAATTTTATTGTTCATAGTAGAGGTACAGTAGATTTATTTCATAGAGTATTGAATGTTATCTCAGGTGATAATTATACAGTAAGAGTTAAAGCTATAAATTCATTAGCTGTTGAGAGTACAAATGTCACTGCTACAAGAGATATAATTGGTGAGATTGACCCACCGAGCAATGTGCAAGACTTCGCAATTAATATTGTAGGTAGCGATGCTCATTTATCTTGGGAAAGTATTCCTGATGCTGATTTAAACTATTACATAATTAACTTCACTACAGAAACTGTTAATCCAGAATGGCAAAATAGCTTTACTTTAGTTTCAAGAGTATCAAGACCTGCTACTTCAATAACTGTACCTGCTCGTACAGGATCATATTTAATCAAGGCCGTTGACAAGCTAGGCAACTTCTCATCTAATGAAGCAATCATTACAACTAACATCACCTCTATTGGTGATTTTGAAAATGCTGACACTGCAATAGAACACCCAGACTTTACAGGAGTTAAGAATAATGTCGTTGCAGTTGATGAAAAATTAGAACTAGATACGATTGAGCAATTTGATGATAACACCACTGATAATTTTGATGATATAACAACAAGAAATTTTGATGGTGGTACAACAGACAACAACGTTCAATCAAGTGGAACATATGAATTTGCTAACGTAATAGATTTAGGCAGTATTCAAACTACCAGACTAACAGGAAATATTACTCAAACTGCTTCAGATAGAGATAGATTATTTGATAACGTAGCAGGATTATTTGATGACCAAGCATCTAACTTTGACGGAGACGATAGTGCGAATGCATCTTCTCATTTAGAGATAGCAGTATCTGATGACAACATTACTTATTCATCATTTAGAAATTTTAATGTGGGTGATTACTCCGCAAGATATTTTAAATTCAGACTGTTTATGGAAAGTTTAAATAATTCAGCAACACCCATTGTATCGGAATTATCTGTAAGTGCAGATATGCAACAAAGATTATTATCAGACAATGATGTAGTATCGGGTGCGGGAACTAAATCTATAACATTCTCACCTATTTTTATTTCTACCCCTGCAATCGGTATATCAGCACAAGGGTTGGCAACAGGTGATTTTTATGAGATAACTAATAAATCAGTGTCGGGATATGATATAACTTTTAAAAACAGTGGCGGTAATCCGATTTCAAAGACTTTTGATTATATTGCTAAAGGGTATTGATTTATATAAGAAAGGATATTACAAAGGTATTTAAATGGCACAACATGATATGAACATCGCTAATCAGGGTTTCCCTGCATTTAGATCAGATTTAAACAATGCATTATCAGCAATAAATTCAACACATTCAGGCAGTTCTACACCTAGTGGAGCAGTAGCAGGTACTATTTGGCTAGATACAACTAATGCAACAAACCCAACTTTAAAATTTTATGATGGCTCAGATAATATATCACTA